CCTCGCTCGCGCTGTCTGAGAAGGCGGTGACCTCGCTCGAGGTCCTCGGCCCGGTAGGCGTGAAGGCTCTCATCGGCGCCGGCCTCGCGCCGGCCGTGGCGAAGCGAGCCGCCTTCGCAACGCTGGCCCGAACGTCGACCATGCACGTGCTCAACGGCGGCCGCGGCACGGTCGAGCGCGACATCCGCCGCGACCGCTCCTGCCTCGGCTACCAGCGGGTGTCCGACGGCGACCCCTGCTACTTCTGCGCGATGCTCGCCAGCCGCGGCCCGGTCTACAGCAAGCGATCTTTCGACGCCGCCGATGTCCACCTCGGATGCGGCTGCACGCTCGAGCCGGTCTATAGCGCCGAGACGGCGTGGGTCGGCCGGGCTGCCGAGTTCGCGGCGCTCTGGCGTGACAACAACGAGATCAACGCATTCCGCGCGGCCTACGAGGAACGCTGATACTTCCCGCCCTGGAGGCGGGGGACACCAACACAACGCCCTGGAGGCACCCACTCATGTCTGCATTCACGCCGAAGGCCCTGGAGGCCGACTGCACCCCCACGCCGGTCTTCGGACCGACGCGACCGAGCGTCCTCGCGATGCGCGGGTTCCGGTTCATCGAAGGCGACGACGGCGCAAAGCCGAAGCCGAAAGCCGAAGAGGACCCGAAGCCCACCGACGACGATGACGAAGACGGCGAGCTCACCCCGGCGGCCAAGGCGAAGATCGCCAAGGTCAACCGGGAGGCCGCTGGACTCCGCACCCGGCTCAAGGAGCTCGAGGACGCGGAGAAGAAGCGCGCCGATGAGAAGAAGGACGACCTGACGAAGGCCCAGGAGGCCTCCGCCGATCTGCAGTCGAAGCTCGACACCGCCCTGGCGCGGGTCGATCGCCTCGAGGTCGCCATCGACAAGAAGCTCACCGTCAAGCAGGCCAACCGGCTCAGCGGGACCACCCGCGAAGAGCTGGAGGCGGACGCCGACGACTTCCTCACGGATCTCGGCGGCGGCGCAGACAGCAAGAAGATCCCGCCGACCCGGCAGCCCCGCGAGGCGCTGCGCGGCGGGAGTGATCCGACATCCACCGAGGACACCGAGATCTCGGCCAGCGAGGCCGCAGACAAGATCCTCTCAAGCCAGTAAGCGAGGTGGCCTTCAATGGCCGAAACCGAAAACACCTGGATCAACCCCACGCGCGTCGTGGAGTTGGACATCCAGCTCCTCCGCCGCGAGCTCGTGCTCGGCGCCACCGTTCTCCGGAACGCGGGCGCCGATTTCGCCGGGGCGAAGGACGACACGATCACCGTGCGGGTTCCCGCGCGGGCGATCGCACGCCGCCGGGTCATGCGCTCGGCGACGCAGATCGTCACGGACGACCTGCACCAGTTCGGCGTCGACGTGAAGCTCGACACGCACATCTACTCGTCGATCGCGGTGACGGACGAGGAGTTCACCCTCGACATCACCGACTTCGGCCGGCAGGTGTCGCTCCCGCAGGCGCGGGCGGTCGCCGAGGACATCGAGGACCTCCTCGTCGAGGGGATCACCGGCGCGGACTACGCGACGCCGACGATCAACATCGACGAGTCGGCCCCGAACAAGTCGATCACCGAGGCCAACAAGCGGCTCAACGACGCGAAGGTGTCGAAGAACGGCCGCATCCTCGTGGTCGGCTCGGCCGTCGAGAAGGCCATGCTCGACGCGGAGCTGTTCGTCCGCGTCGACCAGTCCGGCTCGAACTCGGCGCTGGAGCGCGCGGTCATCGACCGTCGCTTCGGTTTCACCGTCCTGCCCTCTTCGGCGATCGACGAGGACGAGGCCTACGCGTACACCCGCGACGCGTTCGTTCTCGCCCTCCAGGCGCCGAAGATCCCGGACGGGGCCGCGTGGGGCGAGTCGCTCAGCTCGGAAGGGTTCGCCCTCCGCCACCTCAAGGACTACGACTACGCGAACACCCGCGACCGCTCCCTGGTCGACGTGTTCGCCGGCGTCGGCGTCGTCGAGGACCCGACGGACTACACGAACCCGGCGAGCGCGAAGTCGTTCATCCGGGGCGTGAAGCTCTCGCTCTCGGGCAGCTGATCGGAAGGGGCCGGCGGTGCAGATCATCGCATGCGTGTTGAACTACCCGCCGGCCCGCTTCATCGGCAGCGAGGTGATGACTCATCGCCTCCTGCTCGAGCTCCAGTCCGCCGGGCACGACATCCTCGTGCTCGTGCGGGAAGGCGATCCCGAGGCGGCGTGGGAGCACGAGGGCATCTCGGTGCAACACCGGGACGTCCCACGGCCCCACGCCGACCTCGTGGTCTGCCACGTCGATCTCGCGAATCGGGCGCTCGCGATCGCGCGCCGCTACGACGCGCCCCTGGTCGGGATCTGCCACAACACCGGGCCCGGCGTCCGGCACAACCTCGGGCGGATCCCGTTCGCCGCGGTGATCACCAACTCGGAGTCGATGAAGGCCCAGCTGGGCGCGGAGGGAGCGGTCGTTGTCAACCCTCCGATGCGTGACCATCGTCAACCTCGACTCGAACAAGGTCGGGCGCTTCTGGCGGATCGCACGCCGGCTGCCTGACATCCACTTCCTCGCTGTCCGCGGCGGCTACGGGTTCCAGATCATCCCGCGGCGGATCCCGCGCAACGTCGAAGTACTCGAGCACGTGCCGAGCGACCGGATGGACGAACTCGTCTGGTCGCGTACAGCGCTCCTGCTGATGCCGTCCCTTCGCGAGTCGTGGGGCATGACGGCGACCGAGGCGCTGCAACGAGGCATCCCCGTCATCGCGCACCCAACACCCGGGCTACGCGAGAGCCTCGGCGATGCAGGTATCTTCGTCGACCGGGCCGACTGGCGCACCTGGTCGCACTACATCCGCACGATGCTCGCCGACCCCGGCGGCTACGCGAGACGCTCCGAGGCATCCCGCCGCCGCGCCCGCGAGCTCGTCGTCCAGTCTCGCGACGGCCTCGCCCACTTCGTCCGCTCGATCGAGGAGCTGGTGCCCCGTGTCTGAGGAGATCGAAGACGAGCCCTACGCGCCCGAGGTGGTGCCGCTCATCACCGTGCAGGCGCTCGCCCGCTGGGTGCGGCAGCCGATTGAGGGTGACGAGGAGGAGTACGCGCTGATCATGCTCGAGGGCGTATCCGCCTACGTGCGCGGTGAGATCGGGAAGACCTACCTCGACGAGGACGGCGCCCTGCTCGGCGTGCCCCAGGAGGTGCGCACGCTCGTCATGCAGATGGGCGGCCGCATATGGCGGAACGCCGAGGGCGTGATCCAGGACACGGCCGGCCCGTTCACCTCGAGGTGGGCGGAGAAGATCGCCGAGGGGCTGTACCTCACCGAGGCGGAAGAGCGGATCGTCGCCCGATACCAGTCGAACAAGCGCTCCGGACTGTTCGCGCTCCCGGTGACGATGGGTGACTACGCGCTGAGCGACCTGGTCGAGGAGACGGACCCGTATCGCGAGGGCTGGCCGGAATGATCGGCCGCGAGACCCTCGAGCACTTCCCCCGCGAGGCAGCCGAACCTCCGGAGGACCGCAACGGGGTGAAGCAATGGCGCTACTCCGACACGGGCGTGCCGCTGCTGGGGTGCGCGTTCTCGGACGGCGCCTCCGACGAGCCGCTCGAAGTCAGCAGGAACCAGGTCATCTCCGACGCGCAGGCGCTCGTGCCGGCGAAGTACTCCATCTCGGAGTTCGACCGGATTCGGGCGCGAGGCGTGCTCTACGAGGTCGACGGTCGGCCGCAGGACTGGCGATCGCGGACCATGAGCCGCAGGCCTGGCCTGGTGGTGAATCTCAAGAACGCGGAGGGCTAAATGGCCGAGAGAGCAAAGCTCGAGAGCCTCAAGCTCAACAACGCTGGCTTCGCGAAACTCCGCCAGTCGCGCCGTGCCGTCGAGATCGTCGCAGGAAAGCTCAAGCGCATCCAGGCTGCCGCCCAGGAATCCGCCCCTGAGGGCGTCGAGGTCGACTACAACGTCGGCCCCGGCCATCGGCGCGCTGGCGGAGTCGTCATGGCTCACAACGTCGACCCGGGCGACGCCGGCTTCCTGTCCGCGGCCCTTGACGCCGGAAGGAGCTGATCGTGGACGAGGAAGACGACGTCGAAGCGACGGTGCAGCACCACGGCAAGGCAATGCTCGCCGTCGGCCCGCCGCGCGAGGAGGAGCGCCGCGGCGCCGATCACATCACCCGCACGTTCAAGTGCGCCGAGACGACGTGTCGGATCCGGGTCGCGCTCACCGTCACGATCCCCTGGGGCTCCTGATGGACGCCCCGGCCCAGCAGGTCATCTTCTTCCCCGAC